TTGGGCTTGTAGGCCAGGGCGAACCAGGCGCCGACGGCGAAGACGATGCCGATGACGAGCGAGCCCGCCGCCCGCAGCGGGTGGTGACCGGTGGAGTGGACCCGTCCGGGGACGAAGCTCGGCAGCGAATTGGCGGGCTCGATGATGTAGATGGCAGCCACCACGATGAACACCAGGGCCACGATGGCGAGAATGATCAGCACAATGGGGTTGGCGTCGAGGGCCACGTTGAGAAGCCAGGTGGCGGCAGCGGCGATCCTCTGTGCTGCGGCCAGCGCCATTAGCTCGATGCGAGTGCCCAGGGCGGCTGCCTGGGCCGCTTTCATTACCGTTGCCCCGGTCGAAACCGCAGCGCCCAGTCCTGTCATGGCTGCGCCTGCGGTTGTAATGGCCGGGCCGTATCTCTGCCCGAACTCGGCCACCACGTCTTCGATGTGAGTCTTCATTGCGGTGAGCTTCCCGCCAAAGGTGTCGGCCTGGGCCGACGCCTGGCCTTTCAGCACATTGGCGAGTTGGCTGATGGCATCCCCGCCGCCCTGGGCCGCTTTCTTGGACGCGTCCTGGGCATCGGCCAGTTTCTTGTGGGCATCGCTGGCCTTGGCGGTGGCGTCTTGCACATTTTGCGTAGCGTTCCGCAATGAGATTTGCTGGGCTACCGACAGCTTGGTTTTGCCGTCGAGGAGGGCATGAACGTCGGCCAGGTGTTGCTTGGCCTTTGCCAGGTTCTCGTCGGCCGTCTGCGATTGCTTGGTGGCGGTCTCGAGGCCCTTCTGTATCTGCGTGCTCGATTGAACCGAGATGCCGAACTGCTTGAGCAGGTTGGTATTGCCGTTGTAGGTGCGGCCCATAGCCGTGGCCGCAGCCTCGAGACTCATGTGCTTGGCCGCAGCCAGGTCGGTTGTGGTGTTTAGGAGCTTGAGGGCCTCGTCCGGGCTATGGGTGGCCTGGGTCAGGACGCGCAGGGCATTCTGCGTGTCGGCAGCGGAGTTGCCGAAGTGTTCCTGGTGCTTGATGGCCGCTTCGACCTGACTGGCGTAGTCCTCATATGACTTGCCGGTGGCCTCGACCGACGCCTGCAACTGCTGGTGTGCGGCTTGGTCTTTGGACCCCAGCACTGACAGCCCTACGCCGATGCCGGTGATGGCCCCGCCTACGCCGACCATCGCCAGGCCCACGTCTTTGCCGTGTTGGCTGATGGTGCCAAGGGCCTGGTCTATGCCGTCCAGGGCCGCGCCGAAGGGGCCGAGCACGCCCGATTGGTTCAGGGCCGACAGGGTGGCCGAGAACGTCGAATGCATCTTGCCCGCAGCGGACTGGGCCGCGGTGCCGACGCCTGCTACTGACTTTGCCAGGGCCGAGAAGTCGCCCAGGATTTTGACGAGGATCGACGGCCCGGCCAATGTGCTACCTCCGTCGAGTCTTTGCGGCCTTCTCCATCTCGTATGCCTCTCGCTGCATGTAGGTCACGAATGCCCGATAGGTCTCGTCATCAAGCGACTCGACCTCGGCCGGGGTCATTCGCCAGTATCGGCAGAAGGCGGCGAGGTTATTGAGGATACGCCGCCTAAAGGGTCGAGGCCCTCGGTGGCGAACTCCACCTCCACCAGTCCTGCCGCCTCCCACAGCGTGCCCGCATCTGGTAGATGGCCGAGGGCCGCGCCTCGGCGGAATATCTGAGCGAAGGCCAATGCCTGGAATCGGTTGGCCTCGTCTTCGTCGTCTTGCAATAGCTCGGTCAGGCTGCGACCAGTGGCCTTGCGGAGTGACCGCATGGCTTCGGCCGACATACGCAATGCGCCCGGCTGGATGATGATGGGGTCGGTCATCCATTGCGGGCGTTTGCTGTTGGCGGTCACGGGCCGGGCGTGACGGTGCGCGAGGGGGCACCCGTCATAATCCAGTCGATGTCGACTTCGGACGGGTTGCCTGCATCGCCACCAAAGACGGTGTATGGCTGGGGGATCATTTCGCCCGAGAACTGCGGATTGGTGTCCGAGATGGGCCTACCAGCAATCGGGCGCACATTGAATGGGCAGGTAGTGCCTGCTGATTGGTACGCCGTCAACGCGGAGTCGAGGGCGTCGTCGGTGCCGCCCGTACCGAACGATTGAACGAACTTGGCCTTGAAGTGCCACTTGACCGGCCCAGGGAAGTCCTGCACGCCGCAGAAGGTGGTGACCTCAATGGGCTTGTTCTCCGGCTCGAGCGTGACGGACTCGCACAGGCATTGCAGGTTGATGGCATTCACCTCAACGTAGGTGTCTGTCATCATCACTTTCTCGGTTACGACTTCGGGCACATCGGCCATTTACTGGACCTCCGGTGAGTTAGACGCCTATCAGGCCGTCGACCAAGGATATTTGTCAATGGAGGCTTGCAGGGCGACCCCGTATTCCTCCGAGATGCGGGCCTGTTCTGACTGCACGGTGGGGTAGACAAAGCGGCCATCGGGCTTGTGGGCACCCTGCCCGCCCCAGGCCGCGTACTCGATCCAGGCGGCATAGGGGACGCCCTCGCCCATGCCGACCTCGCCGCCATCGTCGGCCGGTTGGTACTCAACCGAGCGGGACAGCGTGCCCGTCAGGTACGGCACCTTGTTGCGAATCTCGGCTACCAGCAGGTTGCCGAAGCTCACCATTGTGCGGCTGGCATCCTTTGGGGCCACACGAATCCAGGCATTGAGTTGCGCGGCCAGGGCCTCGGTGTCGACCTCGACTTCGGCAGCCATCAGCGCACCACGATTCTGACGATGATGCGGCACGCCAGGTAGTTGGTTCGGGCCATGAGGAATACCCTAGGCCCGGTCACTTGCTCGATTACCCAGGTGGCCTTCTCGGTTTCCACTCGGGCCGTGACGTACTCGACAAGCTCCTCGAGCTTGGCGATACCGTCGCCGGGCATGAGACGGCCAGCCACGGCCGTGACTGCCAAATGGCCGACGTACTCGCACCGCCCTACCGTGCCGTCGCTGTCCAGCCAAGGGTCATTCCAGTTGAGCATCAGGGCCGGAGGCGTGATGGCATCAACCAGGCTGTCGAGTACGGCCGGGTCGCCATTGTCGACCGGGGCCAGCAGGGCAGCGAGCTTGCTGCGGGCATCGGTCAGGTTCATGCGACTCCCGATGCCCCTGTGATGGTCAGTGCGTAGAGCACGGCCGCGTGGCGTTCAAAGCCCGACTTGGGCACACCCATGGTGCCGCTGTCGACAAATCCGATGCCGCCGTTGTAGGTAGCCGGGGCCTTATACCACTCGACGGCCCGGTTGACATTGGTCCGCACGACCAGAGGCGGCGCCGTCCCGGTCGGGGGCCAGGCCATGGCGGCGTCGGCCATCACCCGATCAATCTCGGCCGCTGCCGCGTCGAGGCAGTCCTGCAATGTTTCCTGGTTGTCAGGCGTGACTCTGATTTCCAGGGCATCGGCAAGTTGATCGGGTGTGGCGTAGCTCATTCGACGTTGACGGGGAAGAGGGCCGTGACTGGTTGGAAGCCTGCATCCGTGGCGTGCAGGAAAGCACTCGGGATGGCCCAGGGATTCGCGGCCGAGTTCAGGGTGGCAGTCAGGGACGTGGCGGTTCGATTGCTCAGGGTCAGTGGCGTTGTGGAACTCAAATCACTGTTTGCCAGGCTCATATTGGCGATGGCGTCGAGGTTGGTGCCCGTCACCGTGATTGACCCCGGCGTAGCAAAGGGATCAGGGTTGTACCCGGTGATGGTGGTGGCTGCCGTCACTGTCAGAGTAAAGGCCGTCGATTTGAGCGACCCGTTGTGCACCTCGACCGTTTGATCCCCGACCGTGTCGGCCAGGGCCGTATAGGTCAACTCGGTGTCACTGACAAAGGTGGTGGGCTGCACCACTCCGTCCACGACCACCCGAGAGTTGTGCGTGAATCCACCACCGGCCAATGACACCAAAGTGGGCGTGTTGACCACGATGCTGTTTGGATTCAATGCGGCCAGGGTGGGTGTGGTGGGCGTCAGAATGTCAGGCGGCAATGCCTGGTCGTAGTAGGCCGACAGCGCCAGCCTTACTACGACGGGGGCATCGTCATCACCGGGATCAATCCCGATGAGAGGGGCAAGAACGTCGCTCATGGGCCGATTCGCACCGCGCCGTTCTGCTCGGCGGCTGGCGTACCAGACGGCCCGGCCTCTTTGGTGGTCGGCCGGTAGAAGGCCAGCGCCTCGGCCACGGCGACTTGACGGCCCAACACCGAAGGCTCGGGGGCCTCGAGGATGGGGAACGAGTAGACGTAGGACTCAATCGCCACGTCGTTGCCCATGTAGATGTTGG